GCATAAGTGTGCGCCTGACCAGCAAAAGTAAACGGGCTTTGAGAATAAGCAACAGAGTTTATTGCTCTAAAATCTATTCCGCTGATTGTTGTGTAATCAGGTAAGCTTAGAGGATATGTTATAGCCATTAGCTAAAAGCCCGTCCGTAACTGCCACCCCGACGCTTGCTATCAACAACCGCTGCTTTAGCACTTTCCGCAATTTGAGGTAACATCGTTTTAATTTCGTTTCTGACTGTCTGTTGTACGCCAGTAGTCACGTTAATTGTTTGATTGATTGTCACCCCATCACCGCCACTTATCGCGCTCTGTGCTTGCCCTACAGACAGCACACGACCTGATTGTGAGGGTACAAAGATCTCCCTGCCATGCTCACCCACAACAGCAGCTTGACCAGCTTGCATATAACCGCCAGAAGCAAGATTAGTATTAGGCATGAAAGATGATGTTGCTGGATTAATACCTAAAAAACCCATTGCCGCATTTACTAACCGCTGTACTACTAAGATCCTATAAAGCTCTCTTATGATTGCTTGGGCTGAAGATTTCAAAGAATCTTTGAAACTTTTTGAACCGTCAATGGCAGACATAAAAACATCTTCAAAAGCAGACTCAAGAGTAGAAGCCATAGAGTCTAGATCTTCCATAGCCTTGGTCATTAACTGTAATTCACCAGTAGCTTTTTTAACATCCTTTGGATTTACTGGGGAGCTTGTGCCTTTGGTATTTGCTGCTTTCTCCATTTTGTCGATTAAAGCAATTCGCGCTAATTCTTGATCTAATAGTTTCTGTCTTTCCGCTTGTACTCCAGCAAGCTTTATTTCTGAGACAACAAGATTATCTATCATAACTTGTTTCTTTTTTTGAAAATCTTCTTCAGTACGAAAAGCTGCTTTTTTAAATTTTTCGATAGCCTCACGTTTTTTTTGAATTTTTATTTCTAACTTTAATTGCTGGTTATAAAGATCATCTAATCTTGCTTTGTCAGTCATTGCAAAAATAGCGTCAAAAGCTTCTAGCGCTGTTAAAGCAAACTTTGAAAACGACTTACCCATAGCGCCAAGAATTTCATCCATGCGTCTACGCATTTCCATCCCAGCTTTTATTGTATCTGTTTCTAAAACTAGGCCAAGCTCTCTAGCTCTTTCTGACATTTCACCTAGTGCTTTTGCATTATTTTGGAACAATGGCACAAGTAAAGTTGCATCAGAAGCAAGCGCCTCCATAAAGAATGTCATTTCTGCTTGATTAACGTTTGCGTCTTCTAGTGCTTTTACATACAGCGCTAAACCTTCATCAGAGCTTAGACCTTTAAAAGCGTCAGCAGTAAGCCCGACTTTAGGAGCAATTTGCTCAAAGAAATCTATTGCCCCACCGCCTCCGCTTATAAAAAAGTCAGAAAATTTATCATTTGTGTCTTTCAAAATATCTGCAAGTTTTTCTTGAGAAACGCCAAAGTTTGCAGCAGCAAATGACATTTCTTGAAAGCGCTCAACATTTACACCAGCAAGCGCTGAAAGATTAGTAATCTCTTTTGATGTCTGTGTAGCGTTTTCAATCATTCTTTGAAAACCAACACTGATAGCACCAATTGATAACAAACCGCCAAGCTTACCAGCTGACAGACTAAGCTTGTCCATAGCCTTAGTTGTTTGATGTAAATTAGTCTTAGACTTATGTGCAAATCTTTGGATCTTTTTATTCGCACGATCCATAGCTTTATTAAACTCACGATCTTTTGCAGAAAGTATAATATTTAATTCTTCTGCACTTATCGCCATTTATCCGTACTTCCTTGCTAGTTCTTTTGCCTCTTCTAACGAAGGTGCATTTTTGCCAGCCCTATTTGGACTATGCGCTTTTTGCCAACCATCAAATAGAATGAAAACATCTTTAGGTATCATGCGTCTGATTTCGTCAGGTTTCAGTCCAGCTATAATTCCGTTTGCAATTATTTTACGGACGTTAAGCCTTGTTTGCTTTTGCTCGTAACTTTTTTTTTAGGTGCTTCTGCAAATGCGTCAGGCATAAAAGCAATACCCAAAACAGCCTGAGCAATTTGATAGAGGCGCAAATAATCAGCTGGTGTACACTCTTCAATTATTGCATCAGCTTCACGGTCTTTCTTACCACCCCCGACTAGCGCTAAAGCTAAGAGATCTCTAATTTCTGTAGAAGTTGGTTTGCTACTGCGTTCAAAAAATCCATCCCACAATTCAAAGATGCCTCTATGCTTGTCTTCAAATCTTTCTATCTGTCCGACTTTAAGAATAAAAACGTAGCTAGTGCCGCCAAGCTCTTCAACAATGCCGCCCCGTGGACTTTCAGCGGTAATAGCCATTATGCAGAAGTAAAGGTTACAGCACCGTTGCTTTCTAAACTTGTTGAGAAAGTAACGCCACCTTCTGTTTCGCCACCAAACTCTAAACTTGTTAGCCTAAAGTTTCCAGCATATGTACCAAAATCAGGAACAACAACCTGACAATTCATTGCTGGATCAGCTTGCATTGCTACCGTGTTTAATCTTGCCTCAGCCGTTTCATCTAGAAAAACTCCGTCAGCCGATAAGCTAACTGATTTTAAACCGTTCAAGCTTGAAGCAAAGAGCGCACCAGCTGGCGAACTTGCGTCAGGGGTAGTTACATCAATTGCAGAATTATTGATTGTAATAGTCTTAGAGTTTAGACCAGCTAAAGAAGTAAATACTTCTGAACCAGACCCGTCACCGACTTTAAGTAATAGTGCTCTACCTAATTGTTTAGCCATAGTAAAAACTCCTTTTAGGCTGTTTGAATATTTGCGTTGAAAAGAATTGAGCCTTTATGCCCACGATCATCAGTATTCTTTTCAACCATGTAATTTTCGCAACGTAGATCTATTAGGTGAAAACCAGTTAGACTTACGTTTGTTTCTTGTCGGTGTAGCGCTGTTCTTACAGCTTCTAAAATTCTTGTTGCTTCAACACGTCCAGTTGTTTGAGAAAATGCCTCTATAAATAATGTTACCTCTGCTCCTGTACTTCCGTCAGTATCGTCAGCGCGTGGCACAATGCCGCCAAACCGAATGAAAGGGTAGGTGACAGGGGTAGGGGCTTCATCATAAATTCTATCAGAAATAATAGCTGCTGTAGCGCTGTCAGCTGCTAGCCTTGTCCTAACAGCCTTTTGTAATTCCAATGCAAAACCGTTACTCATTTTAAACCAGTTTCCCTAGCAGCTTTGTTAATAGCGCGACTTACACGACCTCTATGCTTTTTACCTAAGAGCAAATAAGTGACCCTAATGAATGACCTAGGACTTGTAGTACCTGTAAACTTTTTGCCTGTTCTTTCTGGCTGTCTAGATCTTCTTGTATAAGTTCTACCAAATTCAACAGACAACGCTTTGATCTGATCTTTAGCCGTTGGTGGTGCAGCCTCAACAGACCCCACGAAACTAAAAGGTCTTATTTCAAATTTAGCGTGGATACCTCGCGCTAAATCACCTGTATCTTTCTGGACAATTGATCTAGCTTTTGCAACGCCTTCAAGCGTAGACTTTCGTACTACATCACCAATTAATTTTCTTTGCCGCCTTGGGTACTTTTTAATATTTGCAGAAAGTTTTTCAAACTCAACCTTCAAGCTGCAACACCTTTTTCTAGGACAAACAAAGTAATGTCATTTTTAGCTGTTGGACTTGTAATAGACTTGATAGCCCAGATAGTATTTCTAGCAATAACGCGATCTGACAAAGTAATTGTTTTTAGTGTGCTGTCTGTTCTTACGCGCATGTTTGCTTTTGCTACATCTTCAAAAGCACCTGTTTCATCGTTCATAGTTCCAGAACGCTCTACAATTTCAGCAAAGCGACTAATAAGATCTGACCAGTTATCTTGCGTCACATTCCCAAAGTCATCAGCAGTTGCTGACATTCTTTGAAATGTCGCTCTGTCTCTGAACAACCCAGACCTAGCCAACCCAGCTACTCCGTTCATTTGCTATCAGCTGCTCAATGCCAAAAGGTAACGTCTTGGAAATTGTTCCTATTAATTCATTCTCACGGTTTTCATAATAGTTTGCGACCAGCATTTTTATTGCATGTCTGACTGTCTCAGGCACACTTTCAGCTGTGTCACCAAAACCCACAACATAGGTTATCTTAATTGCATCATCACGCTTGAATGTTACAGGAAAAGAAAAGCCCGATTTAGGATAAATAGTTTTGTAACTTTTACTGCCTATTATGTAGTAATTAGAAAGTGTATCAGTTTGCAAAACGTTGTTTACATCGTAATACTCTATGGAAGTTACAGACTGAACTGGGGTAATACTAAGATGTACAGTTGTTGGGTTAGGTGCAATGTACTCAGCCCAAGTTTGTGTAATCATTGCTTTTCCAAGCATACCAGTAACATCTAAATAATTTACCGCAACATTTATTAAAGATCCAATGATTACATCATCGTCTGAATGTTCTACGCGCATATGTCGTTTGCATTCAGCAATTGTAACAGGATCTATTAAAGGAGCAGTTACTAGCTCTAATCTATGTTGCAGCGGTAAATTCATTGTTATTCCTTAACAGCTGTCTTTTTCTCAGCGACTTCTTTAGTAGCCTTTTCAACTTTTGTTTCTTCAACAACTTCAGCTATTCCCTTTTCAACATATCTAAGAAGAGCATCAGGATCATTAATCTCTACAATGTCTCCGACACTGTTACTGAACCCAATACCAGCCATTGATTGAAGTAATCTTACTTTTGCCATGTTTATATTCCTTTGAAAAAGTGAGGGGGTTGCATCCCCCTCACACACTGCCAATATTAAGCTTGTGTTAGAGTTTTCACAGCTGCTGTATCTGTTAAGCAACCATCGAATCTAAGATAACCTAGCACCGCAAAATCTGGAAAAAATCGCTCTCGAAGAACCGTTACAGCTGGCTCTGCAACTTTTCTGACATAGAAAGCTGACATATCACCAAACAAGACTGTCTTGTTACCAGTAGCAATTGAAGCAACGTCTTGATTAACAACTACTGGATAGCCCAAGATTGTCTGTGGCATGTTTGCAGCATAGCCGCCAATCTCCCACAAATATCTATTTTGGCTGTCCTTTAGCTTTCTGACTGCTGACAAAGTGCTGTCATTCATCATCATAGCAACATTACCGCCTTGCCTATAGGCTGGATCTACTGAGTGAACTAAGTCAATTAATTCATCAGCTGCAATTGCTGTTGCTGAAGCTGCTGTTACTCCCAAAGTTGCATTGGTCATAATCCCTTCAACGTCAGATGAACCGCTACCAGTTGTAAGCTTAGAGTTAGCAATACGCGCCATTCGCTCACCAAGCTTACGACCTAAAAAGCTTTCCATATTAAGAACACTGTCAGTATTCAATTCGTGAGAAAACCTAATAAATTCAGTATTAAAGCCGAAAGCTGAAAGCTGCTTCTGTCCAAAAGTTACATCTTTTCCATTGTCATCTGTTGGCTGTGTACCTTCAGTATGAGCAACAGGTAGTAACCCAGAACCCGTATCATCAACAGTTGGGATTTTAAATGCTTCACCAGTTGCTGTGTTGAGCGTTGTGAACAATGGTGACGTATACATTGCACCATGAGCTTTCATGCTTTCAACAATAAAAGTCGCAAGAGTTTCAGGCACAGTAAAACCACCACTATTGTTAGTGCCGCCAACCTGTACACGTTTTTCCATTAGTGCTTGCCTAGCTTCTGGGCTAACATCTTCTAGACCACCTTTAGACACGTACTCCATAAACGCAGTACGATATTCCATTGTGTCACCCTGATCTGATGCTGGTGCAGAACGACCTTCAACTTGTGGAAGCTTTGAAGTGTCAGGAGCTTCAATAGCCGCCTGAGCTTTTTCAAGTCTTTCTTCACGATCAGCACGGGCTTGTAGCTTGTCGTGATCTTCCATCATAGCGTCAAATTCACGCTCTATTTCAGCTGCTCTTTCTTCAACAACATCGTCAGTTATTTCTTCTAATTTCTTTCGCGCTTCTGTGGCGATATTCGCCATTTTCTCACGCAAAGTTTTTATCTCAGACATATGAGATCCTTTCTTTATTTAGGGAGAAATTTAGCTTTCATCTTTAAGCGTCTTATGACGCTGTGATGTCTGCGTTTTGCGTGTCGCGCGTTTCTGTACTTCTCCAGACTACTCATGGCACTTCTTAAACCGATTGATGTACTTTCGTAGGCTGGGGTTGTAACAATGCTCACATCGTGCAAATCAGCCCTAGTAATGGTGCGAGTAGGCATTTCAGACTCATCACTCCATTCTTGTGCTGTAGGTACGAAAGCGAACGACATTTTGTCCAAATCACCCCTCTTCATTTTGGGGAGAATTGATCGGACATCGGGATCTGAAGGATCTAGATTGGCTCTTATTTTAAGACCTCTTTCATCCTCAGATAATTCTAACGTACCGCTGCGAGTACGTGCTAATGGTAGGCCAGTGTGATTAATTAGAAAAACAACATCGTCACGATCTACTGCATCTGTAAATGCACCACGCGCAATTTGCTCTTGCCACTTTCCAGCTATAATTGTTGGACTATCAAAGACAGCTGCATAACCTTCAACTGCTACAGTACCGTCATCAACTTCACGAATTTCTAAACCTTCAGCTAGTCTAGCCTCACGGTACTTGTTTTTGTCTTTATCTTTCTTTTTACCGTAAGCGCTATCTTCAATGTCAGTCATATCTTCATCCTCATACTGCTCACTTTTTCCAAAAGTAATTATGATTTCCGTTTCTGTTTCTTTGATGTTTTTTATGTTGCGATCTTCAGAGCGCTCACTAACAACTGATAGTGTTGAGAACTTGTGACCAACAAGCTGACCTGTAGCGCTATAACCATCTTCACCTTCACGGTAGAGCATGATTAAAGCCGCTGGATCATCTTCTGTTGCGTTTAGAGTAAACTCAGTATCTGGCACGTTAAGTGTACCGTCTTTGACTATGCGTCTTACTTTGCCGTAAGCTTTGCCACCGCTGCTATCCCAGCTGACGAAATCACCTACAGCAACCCCGTCAGGTGCTGCTCTATTCAACATACGTTAATAATCCTTACTGAAAGTTTACTGACTGTGTGGCTATGGGAACTGTCGCGCCTTGAATTAGCAAATCATCACCGCTAGGCTTACGCTCAAGCCCTTCGATTTCTCTAACTTCATTTGGCGTTTTGACAGCATTTTGTATTGCAGCCGCGTGTGCTTCCATACGGGTTTTCAAATCACCTCTTAGCAAGCTATCAACATTGTAGCGCACTTCTAAACTACTCTCACGACCAAACAGTTTTAAATTCATTTCCTGTTCTGTCTGCTCAATCCAGCGCCTGAGCGTGTGCTTTACAAAATGCAGATCTTGCTGCTCATTGTTGCTGAATGTTCCGTTGGAAAGATCTTGTAAGAAAACAGGCGGTAAGCTGTATATACGTGCAATCTGCTCAAGTAAAAATCTCTGTAGTTCAATCAG